TGGTAATTTTTCAACTTTTTAATATTTATAAGTAATGAACACAACCAAAATCATTGAATTATTTATTGATGAGGAATATGAAGAGGCTGGTATTGAAGCCATCTCTTTAGTTTCAAGACCTGCACATGAGGAAACATGGATGGCATTTAACAGAGATGAATGTTCTTGCGGTACTCATAAGATGGAAGAAGAGGTTGAAGACCCTTATTCTCCATACAGAGTTGTTGAAGACAATTTCTGTGATATGAATCCAAAACTTGCGACACTTGGTGAACCAATGAATCAATTAATTGATGAAGGTTGGGAAATTGTTAGAGTTGAAAAGATTACTCCACAGGTTGTTCATAAGATGAATCAACAGAAATTCTCTGACCCCAATTCACCATCATTTCTTGATACAGAAAATTACAGAGTTAGATTCAAGTATGTAGGTCCAAGAGATAGAAAGAATAGACAATTCTGTGCTCAGATGTTGTCATTTAATAGAGTTTATAGACAAGAAGATATTGATGAGTTAACTGACTCAGTAGCCAACGAAGAGTTCGGGTTCTATAATATATTTTTATGGAGAGGTTCATTTAACTGCCGTCATACATGGGTTAGATTGATATACAAAAAAGAAGGTAAGATTATTAATTCAGGTTCATCATCAAGAGGACTTGAATCAACTGAAGCACAATCAACATCATTACAACCTGATACAAGAACTGAAGCCACAATCAATTCACCAAACCCTGAAAAACAATGGCAGCCAGGAATGCCAAGAACTGGTCCAAACTTATTTGGAGATGATTCATTTGCTACAATTGGACCAAGAGGTGGAATTAAAGAATCAAAGAAAGCACCAAAATCAGATACCCCAAATCCTGAACCAAAAGGTGAAGGAACAGCAAAGGGTGATGCGAGTGGAAAGAGAGGAGCTAAGGTTACCGCAGAACAAGAAAAAACTTTACAGAAAAAAGTTGATGACTTCAATGAAAAAGATAGTAATACCAAGAATGGTAGAGCAACACTTGGAGCATTAAAATCTGTATTCCAAAGAGGATTGGGAGCCTATAATACTTCGCATTCACCAAGTGTTCAATCATCAGAACAATGGGCTTATGCTCGTGTTAATGCGTTCTTATATCTACTTAAAAATGGTAGACCTGAGAACCCCAAATATGATACTGATTTTGACTTACTACCAAAAGACCATCCAAAGGCACAAAAGATGTCTGAAGAGGTTGTAGATGAAGAATTTATTGATTCAATCACTGACTATCCTGAGGGTGTCAAAGATGCAGCAAAGAGAGCGGTAGATTGGGCAGAAGAAAATGGATGGGGTTCTTGTGGAACTGCCGTGGGAAAAACAAGAGCATCGCAGTTAGCCAAGGGTGAAGCCATTTCAATTGACACCTTGAAACGCATGTATTCATATTTATCAAGACATAAGGTTGATTTGGAAACATCAAAATCTTATGAAGATGGATGTGGTAAGTTGATGTATGATAGTTGGGGCGGTGAAGCAGGTCTTACTTATAGTGAAAGAAAATTAAAACAATTGGAGAATATGAAAATGGTATTCTCAGTTGTTGATGAAGATAAAAGAATCATCGTTGGAGCGGCTATGGTGCCGAACAAGATGATTCATAGATACGATGACTTGGGGAATTTATACTATGTATTCTTCTCAAAGGAATCAATCAAGAAGATGGCTGACAAATTCTTGAAAGAAAAAAGAACTGATGAAACTTCAATCGAACACAATGGTTTGAAGTTGGGAAGTGAAAAAGTTTATATAACTGAATCTTGGGTATCAGAAGACCCTGTTTATGATAAATCAAGTAAGTATGGTTTTGAATTACCTGCTGGTACTTGGTTTGTCTCAATGAAGGTTGCTGATGAAAAGGTTTGGAAATTAATAAAAGAAAAAGCCCTTACAGGCTATTCTGTGGAGGGACTATTCGCAGAAAAATCAGTTTTCTCAAAAGAAGACAAACAAATAAACCAAATAAAACAATTACTTAAATCAATTAAAGATTATGACAAGTAAAGAAGCAATCAAAAAGATAATGACTATCCTATCATTCTCTACTGAAAAATTCTTCGAAGCAAAGACCGAACAAGGTGTTGCGATGAAAATGGAAGATGAGTTAGAAGTAGGAAAAGTACTTTATGTTGTTACTGACGAAGGTATGATTCCAGCACCATCAGGTGTTCATAAAATGGAAGACGGTACTGAAATTGAAGTTGACGAAATGGGTTCTGTTTCTAAAATCAAAATGGGTGATTATACCTATGGCGAAACTGAAGACGAAAAGTTGGAAGACAAAAAGAAAAAAGAAGACATGGAAGACGAAAAGATGGCTGAAGCAAAATCAGGAGACCTTAAATTAGAGTCCCCAACATTTGATGTTGGTGAAACTATTGATGTGGTTAAAGAGGATGGTTCAAAAGTACCAGCACCAGATGGTGAGCATCAATTAGAATTAAAAGATTCGGAAGGTAACGAAGTGAAAATTAGAGTTATGGTTAAAGATGGTAAGATTATGGAAAGAGAAAATGTTGAACAAGTATCAGAAGAATTTTCTGTTCTTGTTGAAGCATTCACAACTACAATCAAAAAATTGGAAACCAAACTTGATGAGTTGGCAAGAAAGAACGAAGTTCTTGAAGCTAAATTCAAAAAGTTCTCTAGCGAACCAGCAGGTTCAAGAGTTACTAAAAACTCAACAATAAACCAAGAAACTTTTTCTCCATCTGTTCACAGCAAATTGGAAGGGATGAGAAGATTGAGAGAGAGCATGGCTCGATAATTAAATAAAGAAAAATAAAAAACTAAAATAAGATGAAAAACAATCTTTCAAAAATGAATTTCAACTATGATTTAGGTGGATTACAAACCTATGTAGACCAGTTGAATTCTGACATCATTAGTGAAGCGGTGTTATCACCAGTCACTATGGATTATGTTAATGTAATTCCAGGTATCAAAGGAACTCAAAATGTTAACCTTTTATCTGAAACATTAGTTCCACAAACAGGTACTGCTTGCGGATGGAACAACGCAGGTGAAGTAACTTTCACAACTGCTCCTGTAACCGTTCAAGCATTAAAAGTAAACCAATCATTGTGTTTAGAAGAACTAAACACATTATGGCTTGGTCAATACTTAAACGCAGGCTCATACAATGAGCAGGCACCGTTCGAACAGGCGATAATTGATTTGCAAACGCGACAAATCAAGAAAAGTAACGAATTAAGATTATGGCAAGCTAACACAGGTTCAACTGGTGCTTTCTCTGGTTCTACTTTCCCTGGTTTCCAACAAATCTTTGCATCTGCTTCTTACACTGCTGATGGTGGTGTTAAATTAACAGGTCAAACTGCATTATGTGCTGTAACAGGTTCTAACGCAACTGAAAAAGCAAACGCAGTATTACAACAAATTGATAACTTAATTAACCAAATGTCTGCTGACATCTACTCTCGTGAGGATATCGTTATCTTTATGAGTGAGAGTCAATTCAAATGTTACTTACAAGCAGTTAGAAATGTAAACAACTTCTACATTGATAGTGCTGCTGTAGGTAAAGTAGGTTCTGTTTATTCTATTTTCCATCCTCAAACTAACTATAAAGTAGTTGGTGTACCAGGATTGAATGGTTCAAACTTAATCGTATTAGGTCCACAACAATATTTCTTAGTAGGTACTGACCTTACATCTGATGAAGATTCATTCAGAGCGTGGTGGTCACAAGATTTAACAATCAAGAAATTACAACTTGAAGGTCTTGTAAAATCGGAAGAATTGCTGGAAACTCTCTAAGGAGACAATCAGCAGCCGAGCCTGATGGGGACATCAGGAAGGTTCAACGACTAACGGTATACAGGTAGAACACCAATGAAACCGACACGAGCATCCGACACCGATAAAAAGGTGATGATATAGTCTGAACACCATGTATAAAATGAAGATGGTGAAGTTGAAATTAAAAAAACAACGATAACATAAAAAGGTCAAGCCAAGACCTAACTTGTTCAAGAAGTAAGAATTATGGCAGCATGGAAAATCGGAACAGCTATTGCGTTCCCTCAGTTCTTTGTGACTAACGGTTTATCTTAATTGTGAACCAACAATATTGGTCGGGGGAGAAATCCCCCACCATTTTATAAATAAACAAAAACTAATAAATCTAATATAACATGGCTTGTAATTTAACAGCAGGGATTCAGTTAGGGTGTCGCGATAACACAGGTGGTTTAGCTACCATGTGGATTACTGACTATACAAATGTCACATCTATCACATCTTCAACTGGAGACACAATCACTGCAATATCAGGAAGTGGAACATTTTACGAATTCCAATTGATTAGAACATCATCTCAATTGACAGAGACAGTTAACGCGTCTCTTGAAAATGGTACTGTATTCTATCAAGGTGAAATCGTAACTTATTTCAGTAAACTTGGTCAAGACAAGAGAAATATCTTAAAGACACTTGCTCAATCTCAAAGATTAGCGATTGTTGTTGAAGATAATAATGGTCAATATTTCCTTTGTGGCCAAACCTATGGCTCTTTCATCAGTGCTGGTACATCAGTAACTGGTAAAGCACTTGGAGACCAAAATGGATATAACATGACCTTCCAATATCTTGAACCAAATCCAATGAATCAATTATCTGGTTCTTTAGCGTCAATCGCAACAGGAATCATCGTTCAGGGATAATAATCAATATTTAACATGGGGGGCGAATAACCCCCTGTGTTTTATTTTTTTCGTATGCTGATAATCAAAACCAAACAAAGAAATTCCCTTGTGGTAACTGTATCACAGAACTCAACGATTTCAAATCCTGAGTGGTTATTTTCTTTCACACACATTTTTTCCAAACAACAAGTTAGATTTATACCAACTGATATTTCTGTTTCAAGAAGTAGATATGATGAGTTTGAATTTATCGAAGGACAAGGAACTGGTCAGATTGCGTTCCCATACGAAGGCTTATATAGTTATGCCATCTTTCAACAACCATCTGGTTCAGGAAACTTGAATCCATCATTATCTGATGGTGCTGTTGAATATGGTCAAGCGGTTGTGATTGTTACATCTGCTGACACAACAAACGAATACTATGTTGAATTCATATCTAATAATGAGTTTAACTCCAACTATATCTTTGCACCAAATGAGTTGAATCCACCAACTCCAACTGCTACTGTAACATCAACACAAACACCTACTCCAACCAACACTCCTACAAATACTGCAACCCAAACTCAAACACCTACCAATACAAGAACACCAGAACCAACGGAATCAATGACTCCGACTCCAACATCTACGCCTACAAATACTCCTACTAATACCTCAAGTCAAACTCCTACCCCTACAAGAACATCAACTGCAACCCCTACTGAAACCCCTACAAATACTCCAACTAATACTGCGACACAGACACCTACTCAAACACAGACACAGACGCCTACTACAACAACAACTTTAACTGCTAGTCCAACTTCGACTAGTACATCTACTCCTACGCCAACACCAACCAATACACAGACACAGACCCCTACTACAACAACAACTTTAACTGCGACTGCAACATCTACTCCGAGTCCAACTCCGACTAATACTGCAACGCAAACACCAACGAATACTACAACACCAACTAACACTGCAACTCAAACGCAGACACCTACTAATACTGCGAGTCCAACTCCTACAAGAACAGGAACTCCAACTCCTACTCCGACAACTCCACCATTTGTTCCTACTGACTTAACAGATTTATTCCAATGGTTTGATGCGTCAAGTGGAACAACTTATTCAACAAGAGTTAGTGGTCCAACAACATTTGTTACATCTTGGAGTGGTATCACAGGTGCTGTTGTTTCGCAAGCCAACACATCATTACAACCACAATTGGTTCAGTTCGCAAATGGATTACCATATTCAGGTATTACATTTAGTGGAACAGGAATTAATTTAAGTGGTGCAACATCAGGTTCAGTTCCATCAGGAAATACTTTGTTTATCGTATCTTATCAACCAAACGAAGTTAATTCATTACAATTCTCTGTTGATACAAACAATGGTGAGGGTATTTCATCTCAATATACAAGTACCGATATAATGGAAGGTAGAACGCCAGGTAGAAAAGTTCAATTCAATAACTGGACTACAAGAAGCAAATATCCTTATGCATTATTTAACATTTCAGGTAATTCAACTTCTGCTAGCGGTACATTGAATGACACAACACCATCAAGTACAATTAATACATTTAGTGCTGGTACAACAATGACAGGTGTTAGAATGTCTGATGTTGTTGCTGATTCAATCGGAACTTTATATGAGATTATTCTTTATAACAGAATCCTGACTTCAAATGAACAAAATAGAGTGTTGGTTTATTTGAAAAACAAATGGAACTATAACAATTGGACCATCACTCCAACACCTACTGCGACTGTTACATCAACTCCAACAGGAACTGCAGCAGTAACTCCAACACCTACCCCAAGTGTGAGTCCAACTCAAACTAATACTCCAACAAATACAAGTAGTCCAACACCTACTCCAAGTTCAACACCACCACCATTTAGTCCATCAGGTTTAACTAACTTACAATATTGGTTCTTATCAACAAGTGGAGCATCAATTTCATCTTGGACTAACTATGGATTATTGGGAGGTCAAGTAAGTCAAGGAACAGCGAATCAACAACCTACAATACAAACATCAACTTTAGGTTCATTTAGTGGTCAAGCAGTTACATTCAGTAGTAGAGATAATATGACTGGTGGATTTACCTCAACAAACTATTCATCTTCTACAGTATTCTCTGTGATGAAAGTTAATGGTACAGATGCGGCTGGTTGGTCAATTGATTTATTCACAACAGGACCAAATAATAACTCTTGGTCTTGGCAGTCACGAAATACATCTACTACTTCTGTAGCGAGAAAAACACCTGGTTCTTCAACTTCACCTACGAGAACTATCGCTCCTTTATTATTAGTAACATCAGGAACTTCAGGTTCGTTCTTTACAGCATCTTATAATGATGTTTTAGGAACAAGTGGAACAACAACTAACACGGGAACTACAGCGAACACATTACAGTTTGGTTATGACCCAAGTTCATCAACATCAACTAATATTGAGATATTTGAATTTTTGGTTTATAACAGAATCTTAACTACAACAGAATACAACAATGTAGTGAACTATCTCAAAACGAAATACCAATATAATACTTGGTAATGATTAACAGGACAAAATAATATATTTATAGATATATGGAAGAAAAGAAATTAGATAATGATTTATTCAAAGTATTTGACTTCGCTCAAGCTAGAGTACCAATCATTGAAGAACAGCCAGGATATAACACAAGAACGCCATGGGTTTTCTATGGTATCGCAAACCTTGCACCACAAGAATTAATTCGTCTATATAACAGTTCTCCGACGCACAGAGCGTCTATAATGTCAAAGTGGTATGGAGTTAGGGGAGAAGAAATATCGTTGAAGGACGGGGATAATTCTCGTCTTATGATGGTTAACTCATTGGGTGATTCTTTATATGATATTTGGAATAAGTGTACCTTAGATTTTATTTTATATGGTGCATTCAGTATTAATATCGTGTATAAGAGAGATAGAGATTTAGGATTTGAAATGTATTCAATGGATACATCAAAACTTAGAGCGGGTAGAAGTGATATCAATGACCGAGTAAATGAATACTACTATTCATCAGATTGGTCAAATCCAAAGAAGTTTCCACCAAGAAAATTACCAGCAATGAATTTCAATGCTGATGAGCCTTCACAAGTATTCTATTATACAACACACTCACCAGGTAATGAGTATTATGCAACCCCAACATATTGGGGAGGTGCAACATCAATCTCAACTGAGGTTGAAATCTATAACTGGTTCCATTCAAACATTGTGAATGGTCTACAACCATCTTTATTTGTCGCATTGAATTCAGGAATTCCTGCTCCTGAACAAAGACAAGAAATCTACGATACTTTAACTGCGAAGTATGGTGGAAGTAATAACCCTGGTAAGTTAATGTTGACCTTTGCCAATTCAAAAGAAGAAGCACCTGAAATTACATCAATCGGTACAAATGGAACTGATACAATGTTTATTGAATTATCTAAAAAGGTTCAAGAAGCAATCCTCACATCGCATCAGATTTCAAGTCCTGAATTATTGGGTATTCGTACACCTGGTGCTTTGGGAAGTCCAGACCACCTAGCAGCCCAAAATCATTTTCAGCATTTGGTTATTTTTCCGTTGCAGCAAGAGGTCCTCGGCATATTCAACAAACTTTTAAGATTAAGAGATAATAAACCAGCAGAGATTGAGGTTAAACAATTTGAAATGGTTACAGTTCCTGACGCAGCACCGATTGAAACGGTGAATGTAAATAAGGATGTTGCCGTTGATGAAAATAAAGACGAAACAATAGTATAATATGTCAGCATTAATACCACAAAATGTACTCCTCGTGTCGGAGACCAAGATTAAAAACTTTACAGACATTGACCAGAATGTTACATCGGCAGTTTTACTACCATTTATTTCTGTAGTACAACAAACGAAGTTGGAATACATTATTGGTGGAAAATACTATAAGGAATTATTGGATGGGGTTATGAATTCAAACTTGAGTACCAATGATTACAATTTCCTTGAATACTTTGCACAACCATTATTGATTTGGGCGGCTTATGCAGAATGTTTACCATCTGTATTTATGCGTATCAAAAACAATGGTATTGTTAATGGAGCCGAGAATACTGTAACAATCAAAGAGATGGAATACATGCAGACAGCGGCTAATGACAGGTCTCAATTCTTCGAACAAAGAATGATTGAACAAATCATTTGGAATTCTAACTTATATCCGTCTGTATTCAACTACTCAACAAGAAATGGAATGCAACCTCACTTGGGTAAAAATTATTTCTCAGGTGTTGAAATGTCACTTGGTAGATTCTCAGGATATGATATAGCAACAGGAATGCAAAGAGCAGGTATTGGATATTATTCTGGTCCTGAATACGCTTGTTTGTGGGGATACTAATTAATTTATTATGAACGATACTATTATTCTACTTATATCTAATTCGTTGACTGCTGCGGCCGCATGGTTTGTTGGTAAACGCAGAGCAACAGCAGAGACAGATAATCAGGTCCTAAGAAATCTTGAATTATCAATCAATCTTTATCGTGATATTATTGAGGATTTGAAGAAAGAAATTGAGTCCCTTAACATCAAGGTTCAACAATTGGAACTAAAAATAGACGAATTACACAAAGAAAATAAAATCTTAAAATCAAAAGTTAAGTAATGCCAAT